TACCGGAATCTCCGACCTCTCGGCCGATGATCCAATACTTGGCTTCTTCTTCGCACCAAGCTGAGATGCGGGGCACATCTTCCTCTTCGACATAATTATTTAATGTAAAACAGAAATGAAAATACTGAGGCTGAGAAGGCATTGAGAAACTATGAGGAGGTTCCTCGTTTTATAGATGAGAGAGGCGCAGGGCACGGGGGGTAATACTTACCCCCGTGCTGTGTGCCTTTTATTTTATACATGGTATTTAACGTCACTGCTGACGACTAAGTTGTACCAATAGAATCGGCACTGAAAGATAAATTGTACGACTTTACAACCCTTAAAGTATTAGCAGTTGAATTCCCCATATTACACGCTGCAGCATAAATGATTGGACTGTTTCCTTCCAAGGTATAAGTAACCTGGTCTATCTTCTGTACATTGAACCTTTTTGAAAATGAATAACTATTTCCACCTTCAATAGTCACCGTTCTATTATCATAAACTTTACCAACTTGAGAGTTGAAATCTGGTGAACATGATGGATCCCAACTAAGGGATGCACTTGACGGAACCAACGTGAACGCCGGGTCAGGTACGCTTTTAGTCACCCACAACCTCAATTTTATATCATTGCTAGACAGATTAGCAAATGTAACTGTATACACGCCACCTCTTAGAATAATATCACCGGAGAATAACGGAGGAGTTATTCCCGTATCAATTGCAAGTAGACCTCCTGCTACCACCCAGAATGGATCGGTAGTTAACTTGTACATATTCAGACCAAATATAGTAACAGCCACGTCATTAGTAGGCATACTAATATCACTGCCAACTGTGAATATAGATCTGTAATGAGGCTTGAATAACGTTAAATACCATAGATGCTTTTTAAAAGCTCTTCGAGAAGTCTTTCGACCTCTAAAACCAATAATGGTTCCTTTTGTATTAAGCGAAGTATAATCCGCAATAGCTTTTCCTCCTCTTCGCATTCTTCTTTTAAACGTCTTCCGCTTCTTAGCTCCATTCCTCCTTGGAGCATATACACGCTTTCTCTTGAAAGCCATACCGCGTGAATGATAGTATTACCATGAACGCATGGCGTCTATTTATAGGAAAGGGGTGATCCTCTCACGCGCCAGAGCGCGCTCGAGATTAGAAGGGGGTGGGGGGCGCTTCGCGCCCTACGAAGACACGACCCCCCGCCGCGGCGTCTAACGCGCGGCCGCCCCCCTGGGGGCTCCGGCCCTAGTCAATTTAGGCCCCAGCTCTGGACTCTACGCAATTATTTAATTCTTTTCTATTAATACAATCCTCCTCAATAGAGCAGGAAGTTGTGGATTACATTCATCACCCCACTTGAAAATATCACGCGGATGAAAATTACTAGTTACAATGAAGGTATGGGCCTGCAACGCTACCATACCTCCTTTATTCTCAACCCAACACTTGTACCGATCAAACCATCTAAGTAAATGGTTTATATCAATACCATTCGGACCAAAGTCATCAATAATGACTTCCTCTTCACACAAATACCCATTCCACCACTTCGTTCTTGGCTCTTTTACATATGCTTCTGGTAGAAGCTCATGAGCCATTCTTGATTTTCCCGAACCTGGTTGTCCATAGATCCATTTGACGTTGATGGTCGGACGATCAACGGGGGTTCGGAGAGAAAGGGCGTTTCTAAGCATGTTAGATCCATTGTATATCCACGCTCCGGGCTCGGAATTGGCGAATTCAGAAACTCCCTTATTTCCTGATCTGACGGCAGCCATGAAGGAGACGGCAAGCTCGTCCCTAGAGGAACTTCGGCGACCTTCATTGATTGAACCTCCTTCGACAAAGTCTCCACCTTTTGAGCAATACTCTCGATTCTGTCGAGCAGTACCTCTTGAGCTCTCAATATGGCACCTGTTTGAGAGCTTAGACCGAACATAAATGAAAGAACGCCTTCTTCGAAGGCTGACGTACCCTTGGAGATGACGGGTACCGGAATCTCCGACCTCTCGGCCGA